CATTATTTAAAGCAATTAGTGGTTCAAGTGCAAGTTCATTTGCTTTAAACTCCCAAGAAACAATTACATCAGATTTTATATTTGTAAGACCTAGGAGCTCAGAATTCAATTACTCAGAAAATCCATCTTTTATATCAGGTTCAACAGGTGAAGTATTATATTCTTCATTTATAAACAATCCACAAACATATATTACAACTATAGGTTTATATAATGATACAAACCAATTATTGGCAGTAGCTAAATTATCAAGACCATTAGTTAAAGATTTTACTAAAGAAGCCTTAGTACGAGTTAAATTAGATTTTTAATTCTAAAAAATGAATGGGAGTATACAAACCTTTTTTAGCATCCGATATAGTAATAACCCCTTTAGAATTAAACAAATCATTTAATTTTTTAGGCAGTGCTGCTTTAACAGGTTCTACAGTTGGTATAAATAGATTTTTAGGCTTAAAAACAAGTTCATTATTTGATCCTTTAACAGATCCTACAACAGGTGATAATGGTACTTACTACCAAAGATTAATTTACAGTTCGATTGAACAACTTTATTATTCTAATTTTTTAAATTCTACAGCAAGTTATGGTTCTCCCTTAGTTACATCAAGTATATTTCCTGGTAGTAACTCAACAGGGGATGTTTTAATAGGTACTACTTCATCAGAAGGAAGATATTATAATTATCCTCAAACTTCTTTAACTTTTGCTCATTATTTTCCTACATTATTAAATTCAACAATAGGTGTTTTATCTATTCCTTCAGGATTATTTGGAAATTATATTCAACCTAATTCTTTTAGATGGATAGCTCCTAGTGGTTCTATTTATGATGATGGGCAAGGAAATTTAATATTTTCCTCTTCACAACAAATATGTGGAAATATATTTTATGGACATGGTTTAGCAATTATTACTAGTGATTCACAACCTCTAGCAGATAGTTATGGAACTGCTACTTATGGATCCTCCCTATATGGATTATCAGATGCAATAGTAATAGAAAACTTCATAACATCCTCAAATGTTACTTGTTCGTTTTCCTCCTCTCTTACAATTTATGAAAATCAATATAAATGTACTGCTCGACAAAATGAATTTAACTTTAGCCAAAATCCCTCAATAACATCAGGTAGTACAGCTAATTCAAGTTCAATAGGTACTTTTTATACCCCTGCTCAATATATAGATGATTTTGCTACTGGTTCTTATTTTACTCCTTATGTTACAACTGTTGGTTTATATAATGAACAACAACAGTTATTAGCAATAGGAAAATTATCACAACCTTTACCTTTATCCCCAATAACTGACACTACTATTTTAATAAATTTAGATCGATAAAATTAAAAGTAAATAAATAATATGGCACTTAAACTAAAAAATATTTTCGTCACAGGATCTGATGAAATAGCTCAGACTTATACTATAGAATCATGGCATGTATCTCAATCAATAGATGCCTTTACAGGTACTGCACCCTATGATATTACATTAACTGGTTCTTTTACCCTAACAGGATCTCAACTTATATCAGGATCTATTTTTTCATCATTGGGGGCTAATACTGTTGGATTTTATGGTACTTCATCTTGGGCTGTATCTTCTTCAAAAGCAATTACTTCATCATATGCTGCTACATCATCAATAGTTTTAACTGGTTCTACATCTACTCTAGATTATGGATTATTTGTAAATATTGGGGATCAACCTCTACCCGCAGCATTATCTGGTTCCATTTCATTTGATACAATAATAATAACATCTAGTATTTCAATGTTTAGTAATGATACTATAACAGTTACTAAAGATGGATTATATAATATTGAATTTACTCTTTTAATGGAAAATTCAGCAGTAACAGCTAGAGATGTATATGTTTGGTTAAAAGATTCAACACTAAATATTTCAAATTCTAATAAAATATATTCAATGAGAGCTAATTCAAAATTATTAGCAACAGGTGGTTTGTTAGCAAATTTAACTACAACTACTTCTTATAAACTATGGTGGTGGTCTGCAACCAACGTAGGTCTTACATTAAAGGCAGAGGTAGCTGCTACTCCCTATGCTGCTACTCCTTCATCAACACTCAAAGTAATACAAATAAAATAAACTTAAAAAATGTGGTTATATAAAGATAAAATAATTGCTTCAATTGAGGATATGCCTGTTGGGACCTTTGGTTTTATATACATTACCTCTTATAAACCGCAGGGGATATCGTATATTGGTAAAAAATCGCTATACCACAATGTAAAACACAAGTTAACCAAAAAACAATTAACCGAGCAGACCGGTAGAGGTCGTAAACCACTTACTGAAACTATTCAAAAGGAAAGTGATTGGAAAACATATTATGGTTCTGCTAAACCCATTTTATCTTTACTTAAAGAAGGTAAACATGATGATTTTACTCGTGAAATAATACAATTTGTTTCTAATAAAAAGTTATTAACATATTACGAGTGCAAGTATTTATTTACAAATGGGGTATTAGAAAATCCTGATAAATGGATGAATGATAACGTCCTTGGAAAGTTCTTCACCAAAGATTTTTTAACTTAAGCTTGGTTATCCAAGCTTTCTTTATTACATTGTGGTTATGCTCAATCAACCACTGATTGCCTTAGTCAATTCTGTATTAGGTAATGGTAAATCAACAGCAAGAGGTAATTATGCTTATAATTGTCCCTTCTGTAACCATCATAAACCAAAATTAGAAATTAATTTTACCGAAAACGAAAAAGGAGAAAATCAATGGCATTGTTGGATTTGTGAGAAAAAAGGCAAGAAGATTTACCAAATATTTAGATTTATAGAGGCCCCACCTAATATAATATCCGAATTAAATTCCATAGTTAAATCAGAAGTCACAGATAGATATACTCCAATACAAGAAAAATTATCTTTACCTAAAGAATACAAATCACTTTATAACTTACCCTCCACAGATATTATTGGTAGACATGCTTTGGCTTATCTAAAATCAAGAAATATTATAGAAGAAGATATTATTAAATATAATATTGGTTATTGTGAGACTGGAGAATATTCTAAAATGGTTATTATTCCTTCATATGATAAAAATGGAATATTAAATTATTTTACAGGACGTTCGTTTGAAAAAAACCCATACCGAAAATACAAAAATCCACCAGTATCAAGAGATATTATCCCCTTTGAATTATTTATTAATTGGGATGTACCTTTTACATTATGTGAAGGACCCTTTGATGCTATAACTATAAAAAGAAATGTTATACCTTTATTAGGTAAAAATATTCAATCTAACTTAATGAAAAAGATTGTAATGTCTTCAGTTGAAAAGATTTACATTGCTCTTGACCGTGATGCCCAAAAACAGGCATTAAATTTCTGCGAACAGCTAATGAAGGAAGGTAAAGAAGTATATCTTGTTGATATGAAAGATAAAGACCCAAGCGAAATGGGATTCGCTACTTTTACAGATACAATCCAAGAAATATCCCCTTTAACATTCTCAGATCTACTTGAAAAAAAATTAGAATTATGACTAAAAGAAACATTAAGCATTCTTACAACAGAATCTTAGAAATCTCAGAAGACCACAAGCAAATTACTCTTCCAGATTCCCGTTACTATAGACGTAATGGTCAGTATTATCCAAGTGTAACTTATGTTTTACAATATTATCCAAAAGGTAAGTTTTTTGAAGATTGGCTTAAAAAGGTAGGTTACTCGGCTGAATATATTGTTAAAAAAGCAGGGGAAGAAGGAACCCAAGTCCATGAAATGATTGAGGAGTATCTTGAAGGAAAAGAATTAAATTTCCTTAGCCCTATAGGTAATCCCCAATATAATCCTGATGTGTGGCAAATGTTTTTAAGATTTGTAGATTTTTGGGAAACATATAACCCAAAATTAATAGAAGCCGAAGTACACTTATTTTCAGATGAATTAAAAGTAGCAGGAACATGTGATATGATTTGTGAAATTGAAGGTAAATTATGGTTAATTGATTTCAAAACTTCAAACCATGTTCAATCAACTTACGAACTACAAACAGCAGTTTATGGTCATTGTTATTATGAATGTTATGGTAAAGAAGTAGATAACTATGGTATTTTATGGTTAAAATCATCAAAACGTAAATCTAGTAAAGACAAAATGCAAGGCAAGGGATGGGAAATGATTTTACCAACTCGAACACAAGAAGAAAATATTGATATCTTTAATACAGTACGACGTCTATTTGATTTAGAAAATCCAACTCATGCTCCTATATTTACTGAATTCAAGACTATAGTAAAAAGAGAGTTATAATCTTAACTATTATAAAAATAAGGGTTGGTTATGCTAATCCTTTTTTGTATATTTATAATATATGGATAAAAAAATAGTAATCATAGGAGCCGGTGTATCAACTCAATATGGTGTACTTCATTTGTTAAAAAATGGTTATGAACCAAAATGTATTACTATAATAGATAAAGGTAATAATATTCATAATAGAAAACCTGAAGAAGTAATGACAGGAGCAGGTGGAGCAGGAACATGGAGTGATTTTAAAGTTATTCCTTCATTTAACCAAGGTGG